AAAAGCCTTTGCATCTTGTACATCTCTCGTGGGATGTCCATACCAAGGTCCAGCAACGTTAAACGCGAAGCGTTGTTGCTGGCTGGTTGCCCTGTCCTGCGACGTTGGCAGGTGTTTTGTCGGACGGTTGGGAAGCCTTTTGGGGTTTCCTTTCCAGTGCCTACACCTTCTGGTCGGACGGCTCAGGATCGTTTGAGTTGGCTGAAGTCTTTTTGTGAATTGGGACTTCAGACTCCTAGTCTTCATCCGTGGCATGAATTCATGGGACGGGCTCGGTTGTCTTCGGATGGCCGTCGGTCTGTCTTCATGTCACTATTTCTTTTCCGGAAAGTTTTGCCGTCACCTCGTCCTGACCTCGCTTCTTATGCCAGGAAAATGTCGGAGCCATCTCCTAAACCCGATGAGGGTTTTCTCCGATATATAAGAAAAACAGTTCCTAAACTGTTTCCCCCCGGCTGGGACTTAACTCTGTATCCGAATGCTTGTCTTTCGGCTACACTGCCTATTAAGTCGTGCCGGACGCGAGGTCTGTCCGAGGGTGGTTCTAGAGCTGAATATCTTTTGAATGGTGCTTTGTTTGACTCTTCCGAATTCAATGTTTCTCCGGAGGAGTTGAGCCGTGCCATTCAGAAGGCGAATGCTGTTGCGGGGTGGACAAGACACCAGGTATTCGTCTTGGAGGCTCTCACGAGAGAATCTCCTATTGATATTTGTCCGTCCAGGCTTCGGTCTGTCGAGACGGGGGGTAAGTGGAGGACAATTAGCGTTGGTGACGTTAATTGTAATTTAGCTAGGCCTCTACATACCGCTATCTATAACCACATTTCACGTTTCAAGTGGCTTTTGCGAGGAGACGCTAAGCCGCGGAGGTTCGCTGAGTTTTCGCCTCAACCAGGTCAAGTTTTTGTCAGTGGCGACTATGAATCTGCTACTGATAATCTTAATGGTTGGGTCCAGCGTGAGTTACTGGATTTGATCCTTAACCAGGCGACTCAGATCCCGAGAGGGATTGCGGACCTCGGTAGACAATTGCTCCGGACTCCCATGCAATGGGAGGATGATGGCCCGGTTGTTTATCAGGAGCGTGGTCAATTGATGGGGAACTTGATCAGCTTCCCTCTCCTCTGCCTTGTCAATTACCTAGCTTTTAGGTATTTCTCAGGGTCGTGTGGACCCGTTCGCATCAACGGGGACGATATCGTGTTTCGTGGTACCCCCGCGGAATATGAGCGTTGGAGAGAGGGAGTTGGTCGATCCGGTCTAGTCCTTTCACCCGGGAAGACGATGGTTGATCGTCGTTACTTTTCATTGAAT